AAAATGGCAAAACACCTCTCATTGCCGGTATCGCACTTGGCCACCTCATAGGACCTGAAGCAAAATCAAACGAACAGCTATATTCAGCCGCCTTTGAACGTGATCAGGCCGCACTCACATATCGATATATGAAACAAATGATCGAAATGGATGAAGAGCTATCCGACCTAACGATTATCAGAACAGCCACAAAAGAAATTGAAGCCAGAGAAAACGGCAGCATTTACAAGGCGCTATCGTCTGAAGCCAGATCAAAGCACGGCATCAGTCCGGCGCTTTTAATTTTTGATGAACTCGCACAATTTGGTGCGCTGCGTGATTTTTATGATACACTTATTCAAGGACGCGGGGCGCATGAAGAACCATTGTTGTGGATTATTTCGACTCAGGCTGCAGATGACCTGGCCATATTATCGCAAGAAATAGATTATGCATTAAAATATGGCCAAGACGATCCAACCGTAAAATTATTTTTTTTCACGACTCCAAAAGATGCCGACATCCTCGACTATAATGCGCAGAAATTATCAAACCCAGCTTTAGGTGATTTCCTAAGTGACGCGGATATGGTCGAAGCGGCGAACACGGCAAGGAATATGCCATCAGCCGAACATGGTTTTAGGAATTTACGATTAAACCAGCGCGTATCCCCAACAGCTCGGTTTATGTCACTTGATGTATGGAAAGCGAACGGGAAAATTCAGAACCCTGACGCATTATCAAAAGGGCGTATTACTGCCGGTCTTGATTTATCCGGGAAAAACGATTTGTCATCTTTGATTTTAGACGCTTTTTGGGAAAAACAGCACAATATCTTTTCTTATTTCTGGACCCCTCTTGATAATCTAAAAGACCGCGAACATTCAGATCGGGTGCCGTATAGATTGTGGGTAGAACAGGGATTTATTGAAGGCGTGCCAGGCAAAACGATAAACTATAAATACATTGCTCAAAAAGTGGCAGACTTCCACTCGTTATATCACATTGACGAGCTTAGGTTTGACCGGTGGCGAATTGAGGATTTTCAGCGCGAATTGACGGACATCGGCTGCGAAAACCATATAAAAGATAAAGAAGAACCAAAAGATAGCACATCGCTTTGTCTCGTGCCTCACGGTCAGGGTTTTAAGGATATGAGCCCGGCAATTGAAGCTGTTGAGGATATATTCACGGAAATAAAAGCAAGGCATAATAATCAACCTGTTTTAACTATGTGCGCATCAAATACGGTTGTAGCGTATGATCCAACAGACGCGCGAAAGTTTGAAAAGCATAAATCAGTTGGCCGGATTGACGGCATGGTGGCCATGGCCATGGCTTGTAATAAAGCTGAATTGCCGGAAGACGAACCGCAAGAAATGCCGCTGCCTACATTTATTTGAAAGGAGCTTGAAAAATGGGTAATTTATTATTTTGTATACTGCATCTTTGCGCTTTATTATTCGGAATTGTGGGATTGATAATTACGATTCCATTACATTTAATTTATCACGCGACTAATAAAAAATAAGGAGATTTGAATGATATGCCCACATTGCGGTGAAAAATTAAAAATTGTCGATTCGAGGCCAGACGGCGGTAACACCCGGTTCCGTAAATACGTTTGCCCTAAATGCGGGTTTGAGGAAGTCACTGAGGAGCGGTTGACGGCAAAAGAGGCATAGGCGGCACTTTATATAGTGCCGGACTTATATTGTCTGCGCCTAAAGACAAAACCCGATACAAACCAAAGCATACCCGCCGGCGATCAGCCAGAGCACCAACAGGCCATTCAAGATCATTTTCAGCACCTTCATTTTTTGCCCTCCGCGTGCAGCGTGACAATGTATTCAATATAGTTTGTCCTGGTTCGTTGTTCACTCTTTCTTTTTTCGTCAATTTTCTTGATCGTTTCAGGAGTTAGCCGGATCGATACCATCTTTTTTTGTGACATTGTTTTTTCCTTTATCTAAAAATAAATTATTATAGTCTACCGATTGGTGGATAAGTCCCTTTTATTGTTTTCATATCGCCCTTGAAAAACACAAGAATTTTTTGTTCACGTTTTGGAAATTTTCTATAATCAAGGGTTCTTTTTGCGTGTGCCAGGCGCGTGAATTCGCATTCAAGGTATGTTATTTTGTTGTATATATGCAAACCCTGGTCCCTGAAGAACAATTCGTGTTCAGCCTCACAACCGTAATAAGCACCTGTTTTATCCCGGCTGTCTCCTGTCATAACAACAAAAAAACAATTATCATTAAGGTGCTCAATGGCTTTTTTGTAACCGTTAAAAAGGGTTGTTCTGAATTCGTCATATGTTGGGATTGAATTTAATTCACCGTCAGGAATAACCCCGTCATAATCAATGTATTTTTCAACCTTGTAATACGGCGGGCAGCTAAAACACAAATCGAACATGCCGTCAGGATCATAAGTTGAACTATCGCTTTTAATCCATTTTGCGCTGTCCAAATCCTTGCATATAATGTTGTTTGCGTCACACTGGTTTTGGCGTATTTCGCTTGCAATATATTCATACCCATAACTGCCTGAGATGAACCCGAATTGGACACCCCCGCCAAAAGGGTTATATACTCGTTTCCCGGTTGTCGGCATAAAAAACCTAAGTATTACCTCACACGCTACAGGATCAAGAACAGACGCATTTCCGTTAAAAGACTTGCCTTTTTTTACTATTACGTTTCCGTTATCATCCAAAGTGCGTTTAGTCAAAACAACATTTGAATATCCATTTTTACCCTGCCAGCAACCATCGCGAGATGCAAATTTAGGGTTTGGTATTTGGTATTTTTCGCCGGCTTCTTCAATTTTCCCGTTCCATTCTTTTTTCATTTTGAGCCAGTCTGAACGGGTTGTGGTCCATGCGTTTGTCATCGTGGCATGAGCAAGGCGCTTCATTCTAATCTGTTCAGGTGTTCCATAAACCATATACTCAAATCCGCTTAACTTTAAGTATGTAAAGAAACCAAGGCTTTCAAATACTTTTGGACATTCAAGATCATGCTTAGTGCTAACCGTCATTATCATCGGGTAATCAAACGTATTCCGTTTGATTATTTCGTTAACCATGTCTCTATAAATAGCTTTGTCCTTTCTATCTAAGCTCATAGCGGATTGAAGCAGACAAAATTCTTTTGCGTCATGGTTTAACTGGTATGTGAAAAAACCCGAAAAGACATTGTTTATTTTTAAAATAATTGCTGAATGTATCTGCATGTTTTTCCGGGCGGCCCTATAGGCAACTCCGTCAAGTATAGCTAACTCTGCAACATCTTTTACGTACCCTGAGCCTATTACAGAATCAACCTGAACGAACTCTATTTTATCTTCAAAAATAGCCATTTGTTTTGGCATGTCGCATACCCTCCTATTGTGTTTGATTGTATATAACGGTGAAACTCCGCATTGGTCTGGACAGTGCTTGCATTCACCTATAAATACTGATTTTTTGTGTAACGATATGAACTGGTTTCTAATTTTTTCCATTCCTATGTGCTTTTGAACAACAAGCGTATTACTACTTTTTACCCTTAAAGGGTTGTCTATAATTTTATATGGGGCTGATAATAAGTTGTCTTGAATATTTGATTTTTCTTTTGAAAAATCAGTATCTAAAAAATTACAGGTTACAACCCTTAAAACACTTGTTAAACTATTTTTTTTCATCCTTTCGGCCTGTTCAAGCCTGTATTCTATTTCTTCGGTTGTGTCCAGAGGACTGATAGACGTATTTATTACAGCATTAAGTTTTTTTAATCTTTTTATTTGTTCACTGGTTATTTGCAGCCAGTGCTTGGTTACAATTACCGGAACCTTGCGGGTTGATTTTAGTTGTTCACAAACAAAAACCGTATTTTCCCAGTCGTGCGATGGATCACCGGTTACACCAACTCTATACCATGATAGGTTATGTGTTCTTACTTTTCTTATTATGCTTCTAAACGTTTCAGGGTCTATAATTCTTGATACGCTTTTCGTGAAATCAAACCCTCGGGCAAACGCCCCTTTGTATGCGTAACATTCATTATAGCAACCACCTTTAGGATATTTTTTCATACCGAAAGAACACCCCTTGACGGTATCAATATCTAAAACACCCTTTAAATTAATGGATGTTGTTAAAAATGGTAAATACGTTTTCATGCTGTAATCTGGTATGTGTTTGGGTTCATAAAAAGAACTTTTTGCCCTATTAATTCAGCCAGCTCATATTCGTGTTCAAGGCCTACCGATTTAGTCCATCCAGTAAGCCTTAAGATAATTAAAAACTCACAGTGTTTTTGCCAGTAGCTATCAACGGTTGTCCAGAAACCCGGACCTACATTTAGGTTTATGCCGTGGCTATGGCTGATAGGCGAGAACACGTTGAAACCGATACTAAAAAGATGTGCTGCGGCCTTGTTAGCTGCAATAAATCTTTTATATCTTATATAGCTGTCTGGATCGCTATATGGTAGCCCAAGGTATGCAGTTTTCATTCTTTAATCCTTCCGGGCCTTTTTAAGCCTTGCCCGGGGCATGGGTGGTTAAGCCTCCTGGACGGTTACCAGATATTTTTTGCCATTTTTAAGGGCTACAAACAGCCCTTTATCATTGGTCAGGTACCCCGCCTCCTGAAGATCACGAACACCAACATTGGATAGGTCGTCAACTTCTTCGGATGCAAGGTAAAGGGCTTCTTCAAGTAAATTTTTCATATTTTCCATGTTTTAATCCTTCCGGGCAGTTTTAAGCCTTGCCCGGGGCGGTTGGGGTTATGATAAGTTAGATAAATCGATGCCGTCATCGGTAACATACCATGACCACTCGTTACCATCTTCGTTATCTGTAATTAAGCCTTTCTTTTGCAAGCTTGACATATACCCGGCTGCCTGATGCTTGCTGAATCCCATTGTTTGAATGTCGACTTCGTTAAACCATGTCATATTATCGGCTTTTAACTCATCCTTTGTTTCGGCTCCGCAATCGTTATTTTTGCATAATGAGTTAATAATTCTTTGTTCATTCGCTGTTAATTTTTCCATTTTTAAGCCTCCCGTAAGTTGTTTTGTATGTTTTGTTTTAATCATGGTTATAACATATACCTTTTAAATACAATGTCAAGCAAAAAATAACAAATAAATGAAAATAAATAGCAAATAAAATCAACTAAA